CCACCTTCTTCCGTAGTTTGAGTTGCTAGGTATATACCGTTATTACCAATATTATTATTTAAAGACTCATCTACAGATGTTCTGATACCTTCTACAATGTAATCACCAGATTCTTCATAAGTTCTTTCGGCAATATAATCTTTTAGTACATTATAAGTAGCACTAACTTCAAGCTTCTTAACCTCACCTCTGTCTAGGCGCAATAGCTCTACGAAATTAGTATCATTAAAATCATTTAGAGGTTTCTTTGTTAGTGTGAGTTCAATCTTTAGTCTATCAGCACCTGGAGCAGAGAAGTTATTAAATCCCTTCGCATTGTCATATAATGTGGGATCTTGACCAGCAGTAACAATTTGCTCGGTAATTTGAAGACCAACTCTATATGATGGATATACTGAATATGGATCAAGAACAATAGAATTACTAGTTACTTGTACAAATGTTCCACGCACAAAATAAACACCATCAGCAATTTCAGCAGCACTACCAACAGCTGTTGGATTAGTTGAAATTGTAGTAGCAAATGTACTATTGGTGGTAATAGTAGTATTTCCGTAAACAACAGGCTCTTCTAATACAAGAGACTCATTACTAGTAAAGAAAATAGTCCTATCATCATTACCACTATCAGTATATGTTACAAAGATAGTTGGATTATTAACACCATCTCTGGGTGGAATCAAATAATCAATAACTCTTGCGCGGACGCCAGTAACATCACCAACAATTGTTTTACCTACTAGTTGGTCTAGGTACAGAGTTACATCAATACCACCCTGCTGTGGGTTTAGAATAACAGCAGTATATTGTGGGTTATATGAAATTCCTCCAGGAATTACCATAGAGCCTTCTTTAAAGAAATGCTCCCCAAACGTACTAATTTGGTTTTGTAGGATTGACTGTAGAGTTGTTAGCTCACGTGCCTGTACAGGAAATCCTGGCTTAAATAAGACTTTATAATAGTCCTTATCAGCATCAAAATCGTCAAAGTATGGGCTGGTATCTAGATTGATCTGAGACATTGTTTAGAATTCCAAGATGATCTTAACGTCTTCTTTTTGGCGTGGGTTGCGTGGCACCAAAGGACGGTTGTCGAGAAATAAAATCTCTCCGCTAGGTTTATTTATCTCCGATCTAGCAACGCCATCTGTGAACTCAACGCCAAGCTCAACTGTTCTATTTCCAACAGTAGTGGTAGAACCAGTAAATGTTGTATCAATAGATGCCTGGAAACCAGGTGCCGTAATTGCGTTTGTATTTGAGACGAAAGGAAATTTGTTTCCATTAGTAGAAATACCAACATAGTCAGTATTGTCATACGTAACTGGGTTGTAATATAGAGATCTATCTTGAATGTACTTCAATACTAACGTTTCTTCGTTGAATGAAATAGCATATCCTCTAGCTATACCAGCATCGGTCTGCTGCTCAATAATGTCACCAACCTCAATAGGTCCACTAACGCTACCAGGTTCTAGTTTTAGAGAATCTGCTGAAGTGAATGTATTATCAGTAAATACAGTCACTGATTCAGCAATTGTTGGATTTCTAATGATACCAATTTGAGCGAATTGAGTATCGATAGGAAAGTCTTCGTTAGAGTCATCGAAACGAGCATATACCAATACTCTATCGGTACCCAACTCTTCGTAGATATCAAATCCGTGACCAATTGATGGGGGAATAATAACATCTAATTTAGCAGCTTCAGAAGCACTTGTATTAATTGTACCAAGATCAACTAGACCCCAAGTGTATCCTTTGCCCCCTTTAGATACAATGGCTTTACTAATTTGACCTGAGTTAACGTCAACAACTGCTCTAGCACCGGTGCCATCACCGATAATGTTAAGCTCTTGCCCAACACCACCAGAATAACCTGCGCCCCTCTTATCAATATATATTTCCTTTAGCTGCGCATCATTAACTACGGAATCACCACTTTCTCTAATAGCAACAATTTGTGGGGAGTCTGATGTTAGCCAATCGCTAGGGACTGTAATGTACTCGGTGCTATCAAACTTAACAACGTCTGCGGGAGAAACTGTGAATAGATACTTCCAAATGTATCCATCACCACTAGAACCAGCTGCGGATGGTTCAGAGTCAACGAAAGTTGGCTCATCTTCAGAACCATTACCTTTAACATTATCACCACTAGAGCCATTACTCAAGCAGATGTATACACGGAAATCACTATTAATAACATAGTAATTTGCGTCATATAATCTAGTAGAGCCCGTATTTGGAGAAACATTGTAGACACTATAGTCATCTCTATATTGTTCATATCGAGTTCCTTTAGTCCACTCAACGCGGCGAATTACTCTACGAATATTCCCTGGAGTAATCCTTCTCCCATACATCATCCAATCATAACACCCACGAATATATGAGAAGTTATCAATGGGTGATAGTGGATCAGTATTCCAATCTAATGAACGTCCATATTCTTGTCCTACTGGATTCGGTAGACCAACAAAAATATAGTATGCATTATCTGGATTTGTGACAGATTTGATAAAGTTGTCGGCGTTAAATAGCCTAAACTGATCAGTAATTAAAGCAGCCATGGTATAAATTTAAAGGGGCAATAATACCTTTTCCTTATTTATACTCGCTTGGCAAGACCGCCCCTGTCTCTTAATCCACCCTTCGTCCTAGATAGAGTTGGGAAGTTAGTCATATCAGTTGTATATGTTGGATTTGGAATGTCAAAGGGGATTGAATTATCAAAGTCGCGAACGACTGAACCAATTGCCCCAAATGACATATAACCAAGATTAACACCAATACCACTCACCCCTGTCTGATTCGTCCTAACATTTACATCAACAAATCCCTCAAGAGAGTTTATGTAAGTAACGCTTGCGACTTTGTAGACACAATCTAGGAACTGTGTTCCTACCCCAACAACATCAAGGATGTTTTGACCGATAGCCTCTACTCCATTTCCAATCACCGATTCGCTTACGACAATATAGTCTCCAACAAATAGTGAAGTGATTAGTTCAAATTGATCAAGCTTCCTAAAGAAGAATCTAATAGAACCATTACTACCTTGTATCTCAGTAATTATTGAGGAATACCCTCTAACGAAATCTCCATTAATTTTAACTTGATCTTCGTAGATGATAGAAGGTTGTTCAATTAGGACTGTTGGTGGGTTGGCTGGATCATAACCAGAGTTTGTGAATGGAACTTGGACAAACGCAATCTCACCTGTGATTGGTTGAATTGAAATTGTTCCTACTCTTGCGCGGACTCCAGGACCATTTGGTGAAGCAATAGTTATCTTTGTATTACCTGGGTATCCCCTACCATTATTGCCATTGATAAAGTTAATTCCAGTAACAGTACCTGAAGAATTTACTACAGCAACTGGTTCAGCTGGAACAAACTCCGTTCCTGAAGAAGTAAATATATTTGGTTGAGAATATATTCTACCAGCAATATTTTCAAGATTTGTCACACTATCAAAAGCATCTTCTTCATATCTGAATAGTTGTGGACTTTCAATGTAGAAAGTAGAACTTGTTTTTGATAGTGGCGCAATAATTGCTGGGTCAGGTCTGATAATGGATTCAATACTATCTCTAGTCTTAAATATTGGCTGACCATAGATGAACAAATCTCTTTTCTGCTTATCCCAAGCAACCTGTCTTGGATTGGTATCGTCTATATCGTTATTGCCAACATAGACATTAGTTCTAGCAGTATCTGATGAAGCAATTTCAGTTACAAGACGAATATCTTGCGTCTTACTTCCATCAAAAACATCATTCTTTTTAATTTGTAACTGATCACCAGGGCGAACTGTTTCATTTACATCAGTCACAGTCGCACTATCAACACCTCTCTTACCACGGTAGAAGTAGATATCAATATCATCTTCTGGTAGAGGAGCACTACTAAATTCAAATGATGTTCCACCTTCAAAGAAGTAGTTTATATTTGGAGTTTGAAGGACCGTATTAACATAGATCATTAGAATTGAACTTAGATCAATTGCATCAGAATCTTCATCTTCTGGGTCTTTTTCAAACGAGAATTGTTCTCCATTGTAGATCAATGGGAATCTTGTTCTGGCACCATCCTGTAGAGACTTAATACTGTCAATGTAGTCTTGCTGACCATAGTTCCAATAAGCAAAGTTATCGGTAAATATTGTCAATACGCTTAACTGGAATGGTTCAATTGGTTGACTCAATGATTTGTCAGTTACTAGCCCAACAACCTCAATGATGTCACCTTCAGCAAAACCAAAACCTTGATTGCTAATCTCATATCCAGTTACTTCAAAGTACTCTGATCTTCCGATAGCAGTGGTTTTTGCTCCACCAACATCACAGGTAATGAATAAGTTATTACCACTAGATATTGAACCATCTCTACGGAATACTGTCTCAATAGGTAGATTGAAGTAGCTAGGTGAAGGTGCCCAGATATATGGATCAACATAACCAGTACCAGGATTATCAACAATAATCTGTAGCTCACCGCCAGGACCTGGAACGCCACGAATAGAAGCAGCAACTCCAGTGTGACCTTCTTCAGTTACTCCAATAGCAACTGTGCGATTGTATCCAGAACCAACGTTATTCTTCGTAATCTGTCCAATAGTTCCGCCACCAACATAGTTGTGAACTAACGTTGAAAGACCAACCTGTAGATTGAAGTGTGCGTCATCCAATCTGT